CGTAAGCATTGGGCCATTCCATCTGGCTGTATTCTGTGTTCCTTAATTTCTGCCCCTATGAACATAAGAAGGGCGACCACCGTCTCTATCATTTAATGTGTACCTCCATTAGTTTTATAATGCATATCTCTATTTGCATCTTTTAGTTTTTCAATATCTTCTAAAACTTTATCCATTTGTTTTCTTAAAAATTCTATATTAACTTTGTTCAAAGCCATTGACTCAATATGTGCATTTAACTTATCGGTGGACTTGTATAAATCCTCGATCATCATAAATTGCTCGGAATCTGCAGGAAGCGAACCAAGTTGACCCCGCGGCCACTTGATTCTAAAATCTGTATTCTCAATTAAATCTTTAGACATTAGTTCTACTGTAGTTTGAATTTTGTTTTGGGTCTCAATGATACCGAAATAAGCCCAGGTCCCGATCGCGACCATACAAATCAAACTAGCAACCGTTTTCATCGGCATTTGTACTGCTGCTTCTTCTGAAATTTTGAGTGCCATTATTTTATTATCCAATCAATAAATTTACTTAGAAAATTTTTTATTTTTTTAGGAGAACGTCCTTTAACCCAGGCTTCATTCCAGAAAGGAGTACTCTTGTCATCTTTTCTGTAATGACCTTTTTTAGTTCTCGCTCTTTTATATTTTCGTGCCATTAGTTATAACTATATCCTGTATTACCTTGTTCTAATTTTTCAAATAGTTTTTTATGTTGGTCCATGATTTCTTCATCAGAGTCCATCATCTTATCCATTTTATCTTCTAGTTTTATGACTTGTCTTTCAAGTTTCTGTACTTTATCTTCATGCACAGCTTGTATAGTTGACAGTTCAAAAGTTCTAGAAAGACTCCAGCCTGCTAGGGCCAGTAAAATTCCAACTAACATCGTCATTAATTTTTCAATCATGTTTCCATCTCCAAGTTTGAGTGATAAATCTTTTTTCGGAAAGCTTATCATTCTTAGAATCTGTATCTGTTGTACCATATTCCATCTTAGTTTCATAGGGTACCATTTGATGATTACATCCTGATAAACCTATAAAAATTAGTATAGATATTATAATAATAATTGCCCACTTCTCCCATTCATTATGAAATAGTTTCATTAGACATTAATCCTGCTTTTTCTTTTTCTTTTTCTTTTTTTTCTTATGTTTTTTTTGATCTGCAGGGGGCTGCATAGTATTCCACACAGCTTCTTCCATATCTTTTTCAATTTGCGTAATTTTTTCTTTAACCAAGACCATATCTTGGGAAAGCGAGAAGGATCTGGATATTGTCCACCCTCCGAGAGCAATGAGAATAGCAAGTAATGCGGTGATGAGCTTATCATTTATCATTGGCAACTTTCACATTCGCCGGTGTCATCTATTATAATACCACCATCGTTTTCAAAACTTTTATCTTCTTCCCTCCCATTACATTCACAGGTCATACATTCACCTTCTGCATTTGGGCAGTGGCATATTTTATTACATTTTTTACAAAAGCGGTCAGTCATCTTTTCCCTTGGGCAAACCACTTCCTAACCAATCAAAAAACTTTTTAAATGGCCAACAAATAATTTTACTAATAAATTTTATTATTTTTTTCATAGGGCATAACCAATTAGAATAATAAAATTCCTACGGCTAGGCCTACAGCTACTGCAATAATACAATGGTTATGATCTAACCATAGTTTTTGACAGAATAGTTTCATTTTTTCCATATATACTCCTATTTGATTTGACCCCAGCTCTCACCAGACTCATAATCAACTTTGTTGGGAACCTTTAATTCAACTGCTGATTCCATTATTTCAATAATCTCCTCTGCCTTTGCATTAGATTCAACGGAAATATCTACTTCATCGTGAATTTGTATGTGTGGTATTATACCATTTTCATATAAAGATACCATACTTTTTTTAGTCATATCGGCAGCACTTCCTTGAATTAATTTGTTTAAAGCTTTGTAAGTAAAGGCTCTTTTTAAAGGTTCATCATATTCTTTTCGCGCTTGTTCTAAAGGTAAAGGTTTAAAGACTCCAAATTGTACGGGTTGCCATAAGTCAAAGTGACACGCTCTACCAAGTAATGTTCTAATCTTACCTCTGTCATTTGCTTTACGAGATACATTGTCCATAAGTTTTTTAACAAATGGAGCTTTAGTATGATATTGCCTAATTAATTTTTCTGCAGATTCTTTCATTAAACCTAGTTCTGACATTAATTTATTTTTTCCCATGCCATACATTAGACCTAAATTAATGGTCTTAGCTTGCTTCCGTTCTATGCCTGCCATATCTGCCACGACCTGGTGGAAATCTGCGTCTCCGGCGTTGTATGCGCCAACAATTTCATCAACTCCCTCTAAATTTTGTAGTTTTGCGTAATGTACTAAAATTCTTGGCTCTTGTTGTGAGTAGTCAAACGAACCCCATTTACATTTTTCTTCTGGTATAAAGATAGATCTAATCATTGGACCAAGTTCAGGATGTCTTGCTGGAATCTGTTGTAGATTAGGATTTGACATTGAGAATCTGCCCGTCACAGTTCCACCTTGATCTGATCTAATTTGATTTATAGCTGCATGGATTCTTCCATTGTGTGCATGTTTTGTAATTGAATCTATAAAAGTTGTATGCGCTTTATTAATTTCTCTAGCATCTGCTATACATCTTGCTAATTCATGGGGATGATTTTGTAAAAAGTTTTTAGTAAAACTAGGTTCTTTACTTTTTTCAGTTCTATCATAAGGAAGTTTTAATTTATCAAAAGCTACAGCTATACTTCTGGCTGCATGAATTTCTACATCTACTCCCGTTAACTCTTTTATTCTACTAATAATTTTAGACTCACGATTCATTAAGTCTTTTTTAATATTATCAGCTTTTTCTAAATCAACCCTTACTCCTTTGAATCTCATGTCTACTAGACAAGGAAATAATTTAATTTCTAAATTAAAAATATCCCAAAGTTCTTGTTGATATAATTCTGTCTCTAATCTTTTCCAAAGTTTTAATGTAGCTTCAGCATCTCGTTCAGCATATTGACCTACAAATAAAGCAGGTAATCTCCACAAATCTTTTTTAGGATCCAATCCATAATCTTTCGCTGCCTCAACTAAAATTTTTTCATCTTTACCTAGACCAACATAATGTCTTGCCAAAGTATTTAATTGATACGACATTCTATTCTCATCAATTAATGATGCCGCAATCATTGTATCAACTATCTTACCTTTAATTTCTAAACCTGCTGACCTTAACCAGCAGACATCATACATTGCATTGTGAAATATAAAGGTAGTTTCGGGTTGATTAAAAATATCTTTTAACCATGAATAAACTAAATTTTTGTCTAAATTTCCACCTTGCTCATGATGTACCGGAAAATACCCAGACCAGCCCTCTACGGCCACCGCAACGCCCGCAATATGGCCTTTTCCAGTGACATTTCCTGATCCTATCTCTGTAAGATAAGGATCATTAGTCTCTAAATCTATGGCTATTTCTTTATGTCCTCGAAGATCTTTCAATTCATCAGGCATAACCCATTCCGTTTCTGGAGTAAACAACGGTATCTGGGTACTCCTCATGAGTAATCCCTTTCCAATATCATTTCTAAATAGTGTATTGCCTTCTTCACATCTTCCTCTTTCCCTTTTATCGCATGGCGACAGATATATTTTATAGCGTTACCTTCCGCAAAAAGCAACTTGTTTTCGTTAATAAATTCAGCAGGTTGTATTTTCATATTTTTATAATGTTTACCACCGATCTGCTTATCTAGTGATTCATACTCTATTCCTTTAAACATATCTTTATTTGTCATTTTTTTTCTCCTCATAGTCTTTATATTCTTTTATTAATTTCTCCGATGGGTACCAAACATCCACAATACAATGACAATTAGGGCAAGATAAATTACTCACAATATCATAGTCCTCATTATCTTCAGTGTCGTGATCTCCACCCCATATTAGTTCTGTGTTGCAGTGCCAGCAGTTCATAATATATAACCTCGATCATAATGTCTTAATACTTCTTTCGCTTTTTTTATTTTTTCTTTATTATGTAGATAAGGCAATAATTTTTTTAACACTCTTTCTACTTGACGATGTGATAGCTGCCATCTTAGTTGGGGTTTGTATCCTTTTTTTCTGGGTTTAATATTATACATATTTCCTTCTTGAAAATAAGCTTGACATAACTTAACTAAACCAAAATCAGTATTACAAAGTTCCATTCTAATTGTAGTACAGGGGTATCTTTTTTTCATTGTTGGATTATATTTCATTATTTTACTGGTAGTAATACACCCCTCACCATCAAATAAACCTGCAATATAACTTATGTTGGCTTTTTTATTTTTCATAATATATAAGCTCGATCAAAGTTTTTAGGGTCTAACACATGTAATTCACGCTTCGCTCTCGTCGCTCCAGTATAAAATAATCTATGTAATTCATCTGGATCATAACTAAATGTTTCAAGTGCGGCGTTAGTTATATCTTGCATTAATAAAACTTTGTCTGCTTCTCCTCCTTTCGCTCCATGGATTGTTGACATTTTTATACGAGGATTTTTATTTATCATTTCTCCATTCGCCCTCATATTACGAATATAGAGTTCTGTTATTGGGTCTAATCCTTCAAAAGATTCAAACCAAACTTTGTCTGTAATTAAGCCATGTTGATCTTGACATTCTTTTAGTGTATACTTCGCGTCCGAATGAAGAGTTTTACCCTTTTGGAATCCCACTAAAACATTTGATCCAAGATACTGATAAATATTTTTAATTTCTAAATGATTAAGCATTGCACCTTTACGCCAAGCTTCCCAATTATTTAATGCTAGTAATAATTTTAAACTGACAGAATTCATTCCTTTATATTGATAATACCATCCCTGAACCTCACATAAATCTTTAGCATCTTCTAAAAAATAATTTGCAGAAGACAGTACTAACCAATTACCTTTACTCATATCTACTTGTGTTATATCAGAATATCTTTTTAATAATCCTTGTTCTTCTCTAGGTTTATATTCTTTATCAAATCTATTTTGTACTTTGTTAATTATCTTTTGTGATAGTTCATGAATGGGTCCTCCAGGTATTCTATATGATTGATCTAAAGTTTGAATGTCATCCACTTCTTCTTTTAAAGCTATGAAGTGATCGACATCTGCACCTGCCCATTTAAATATAGCTTGATCATCATCGCCCGCTATGTAAGTTTTATGTGCTCTCTTCCAAATTTTTCTTACCATTTCCCATTGCAATAGGGATAAGTCTTGTGCCTCATCTATAAACAAAACTTCAAAAGTAGATAAAGTTTCTTTAACTAAAAAGTCTTCTATTAAATCGTTAAAGTCTTTTAAATTTTTTTCTTTTTTAAATCTTTTTAATTCTTCTGCTAATAAAAATAAGGTATTTCTTTCTATGTCTAATATATTTTTTCTAGAATCATAATATTCTAATAGGTCCATTCTCTTAACCGCCGCAGTATTAATAATTGTTAAGTACTCATTATCAGAATTAAATGTACCATCATCATTAGAAAATTTTGCTGTCTTAATAGGTATGCCACATTTTTGTCCAAATTCTTTATAGTCTTCTATCTTCATCATTTTTTCTTTAGTCATACCTAGTTGATTAAATGCATAAGAATGAAGAGTTCTAAAAAAGGGTAAATCATTTTCTTTATCCAATCCAAATTTATCGGCGGCTCTATCAGCAGCTTCGTTTGCGGCTTTCTTTGTAAAAGAAAAGTAACCTATTTGTCTAGGCCTTATCCCATCTTTTAGAAATGCGTCCACTAAGTTTAACAACGTTGTGGTTTTTCCGGTTCCTGGTGGACCTAATATTATTGTCTTCATATTTCTTTAGTTTCCTTTCTGCTATATTTAAATGTATTTGTGTTAATTCTAATTCTTCAGTTAAATCTTTTATAATTTGTCTAAATCTTAAATGCCAATTAACACCTACATCTCTAGAATATTTCATTAAAAATCTTCCTGTTGATATTCAACTTTAGATATTGCTGCTTCTATTTTTTTCATTGTTTTAATTTTAACCACTCTTGGTTGTTGAGACTTAACTCTAAGTCTTGTTTCTTCTATAAAAATATCATCTAATCTTTTAATTAAATTTCCTGTTTTAATTTTATCCATGTCCCAGTTATTCTTTTTTAAGAAACTATAAAAATCTTCCATTCTAAAATAAGTAAATTCTCTATTATCATCGGTGTATGGTAATTTATTAAAAATATCATCAAGAGTTCTTGCTGATTGTCTATTGGTTGTCCAATCTTGAAGGAGTCCTATAATTTCATTAGTAGGGTTTAAAGACTCTAATGGTTCTACTTCTTGTAAATTTTGCATTAAAGGTTTTAAAAAATGTTGTTTCCAATCTTTAGGTTTAGGAACTGGAACAACTAAGTTAGCTTGGTCTAAACATGCTAAAGCAAATAAAGGTGAACTATAAAGTTGTTCTGTTTTTAATTCTATTCTAACTTTATCTACATTTAAAAACCACTGTGGTGGTGTTGAAGTATATTTGGTAAGACTTCCAAGAATTGGCATTTCTTCTTCTCCATATCCTACACCAAATCTTTTTGTTCGGCATAACCCAGCTTGACAAACTGAATTAATAGGTGCGTCTTTACATCTATATTTATCATAACCTTTTCTATTTACTGATTTAATTAATTGTTGAACCTCACTATTACTTAATGGTGGTTCCATATATTCCATATTAGCTTCAACAATTTTATCTTCCCATGTATCAGGATGTGATTGTTTATAATAAACTGCTATATTAAAGAGTGCGTTATTTCTGGAACCCTCCCCAAAACCAATTGCTGCCAATTTGTTTAAACAAGGAGGACCACCAGGAAATGCTTCTTCTATTTTTTTCTCTTCCGTTTTAATTTGTTCCACCTGATCTTTTCGTAAAGAAAACTTATCATAGAGCTGATAAAATTCCTCAAGTGTACAACCGGCGCCATTATCGTTGATAGCATAACGCAATCCTTTCATTTGATTGAAGTAGGGTAAGTTTAAAAAGTTTCCAGTGTCCCCACGATCCACTAAAATTTCTGTTTGTTTTGGAAAAATTTCTGAACCTTCATAGCCCAGAATAATAGACATTTGTTTTAATTTTGATTGCATCAAAGATGCAGGTATATTTTCTTTAGTAAATAAAAATACGTGAGCGCCACCAGATTTAGATCGGCAGACTATTAATGGAAGATTAAGACTCCTAATACTTTTAACGAGGCTAAGATGATCAAAGTTATATTCGTCAATATCAATGCACCCCCACCTACAATCATTATTCTCCGTGATAGGGATAATTCCCAATGCAGGTCCTTTTCCTTCAAGATGATTGGTCCAGAGTTCGTCAGTAACGGTTTTACGTACAATAAAGGCTTTGCCTGTTTGTTTACCATTCTCTCCTCTGTCACCGGGCTGATATTGTCCATAGGCTATAGTTAGTCCGCTAAAAATTTGTTTGAATTTATCCATATATTACATTCTCATTTCTTTGTAAAGGGGCCATCGCTGGCCCCTTAAAATAAATTTAGTACGGAGTACTATCTTTACTTTTCTCTTCCACATCAGCTTTTGTTTGCACGTTTCCTTTAGAGACATTTCCGTTAAAGTCTTTAGCCATTAGGTATAAAGACTTATCTTCTTGTCCCATGATTCTGTTCTGTGTTATTGACCATCCATACCAAGAACCCTTATCGTTCTTTTGTAATACAGATGCTAAATTATACACAACCCCATGCATTGGAGGGATAGCCATTCCACCTTTTCCGTCAGGTATTTGTATGGTTTTCATCATAGAATTCCATTTTTTACTAACGTTAAGTTGTGTTGATTTCATAGTAATCAACGCAGGCGTCATTCCTCCGGCTTTTGTTTCAACCAGTACATAATAAGAAGCAGTCTCTTCAAGATAATTACCATTCGGTAATCTAATTTTAGAGCCATCTCTCTTACCTGTTTGAATTATTGGACTGTTCGGTAGATGGACTGCGACTGGAGCACCTGGTCCGTCCCCTCTATCCGACCACTCTGGATAATCCTTTTTATAGTAGCAAGGAATAACCTTGATACCTTTTTTACCATCGAAACATTCGCTGGTAACAGTATTATAGATCATGCCTGGTTTAGCACCCTCTACATACTTTGCATCGCCTTCAGTTACCTGTGGCGATAGTTGTCCTAAGATTCTGACAAACGGTAACGCCATATCGTCTTGCGTCATGTTTTCAAAACCTTTTTGTAGATCATTGCCAAATAAAGCAACTGATCCACTGTTTTTAGCCATTATTTCATCAGCCATTTTTCATTCTCCATTATTTATTTCCGGCTTATTTTAGTTTTATCTTTAATCCATAGACTAAAGAACTCAGAAGGCATGTCCAGACCGGACTGAACACGCTCCTGATATAGAGCTGTTAATGTATTCCAAGCCACATCAGATTTCTGTTGTGGTTCAAAACCATTCTCAGCTGCAAGGTTGAGCAATTGCTCCGCCCTGTCGTCTTCTCCTTTACCAAAAGATACAGTGACATTATTTTTAATAATATCACCCAACCCTTGGTCACGAAGCCATTGTAAACAACTTTCCCGTCTTGCCTCATCTTTAGGTATAGTTGCTCTAAATTCTTTTTTAACAGTAACTTTTGAATTATCTGCAAGTTTAATTTCAGTTAAACCTTGCTCGGCTAATAGTTCTGGTATTACTCTAGAACCTATATCATCAGCTTCTGCTTTTTTTGTTTTTAATTGTTCTTCTAATGCTGCAATTTCATCTTCTTTTTGTTTAAGCTTTACACATTCTGCCGCAATAGTAGTTATCTCTACACTATCTAAAAGATCTTTTGAATCATTTAGCATCATGTTTTGTACATCATTACTCATCTTTCTTCCTTCTAGTTATAAAAGTCTAATTCTAACGGGTAGTATCTATACTCTCTTTTATCCCATTTTAAAACATTAAACTTTCCATTGGTTACATCACTTATAGCTATATTACAAATCCCAATTATAATGGGATCTCCTATTGCTAATAAATAATCTTGTTGTCTTATATTTTGTAAATTTTTTTTCATCTTTCTTACAAAAGGTGAAGTAGAATAAATTGCTTGAGACTCTGGTCCTGTATTAGGTAAACAAATAACTAAGTAACCAAAATCAGATGCACTTAATATATTTATATTTGCGGGTGGTTGTTGCGCCACATAAACAAATTTTTCTTCAGGATTATTTTTATAAAAGTCTAAAAATTCTGCTAAAGAATCTGGTTTATATAATTCAAATATTTTATTTTTCATTCTTAATTCTTTTTTCTTGACAGTTCTTATATAGGAATTTATATACTTGTCAACAAAGAAAGAAGAAAAAATGATAAATTATAAATTTAAAACAAAGCCTTACGCGCATCAATTAACTGCGTTAGAAAAGTCATGGAATAAAAATGAATATGGATATTTCATGGAAATGGGTACTGGTAAATCAAAAGTATTGATTGATAATATTTCTATGCTTTATGATAAAGGAAAAATTAATGGCGCCTTAATTGTCGCACCTAAAGGTGTATATAGAACTTGGTTAGATCAAGAATTACCTCAGCATTTAGCTAGGCATATACAACCTAAGATGGTATTATGGACTGCTTCAACATCCAAAGCAAAGGATAAAGAGTATCAATCTTTATTTGAAACTGGCTATGACCTTCACATCCTTATTATGAATGTTGAGGCTTTAAGTACAAAAAAAGGTTTAGATTTTGCAGGTAAATTTTTAAGATGCCATAAAGCTTTATTGGCAATTGATGAATCTACTACAATTAAAAATCGTAGTGCTAAACGTACTAAGTCTATTCTTTTATTAGGTAAGGAAGCCCCCTATAGAAGAATATTAACCGGTTCTCCTGTCACAAAAAGTCCCTTAGATTTATTTACTCAATGTGCATTTCTTAATGAATTTTTATTAGGATTCACTTCTTTTTATACTTTTAGAAATAGATATGCTCGTATGATTGAGAGAAATTTTGGTGGTCGAAGAGTTCAATTAGTAGCTAGTTATCAACGTTTAGATGAATTATCCGATAGTATTAAGAAATTTTCATACAGAGTATTAAAAGAAGACTGCTTAGATTTACCAGATAAAGTATATACTAAAAGAGAAGTCGAACTAACCGATGAGCAAAACAAAGCTTATGCCACTATGAAATCCGCGGCCCTCGCTCAACTGAAAGGTAAGATGGCTACTGCTCCCCATGTATTAACTCAAATGATGAGACTACACCAGATCACTTGTGGTCATTTAAAAAATGATGATGGAACTATTACTAAATTAAAGAATAATAGAATGAACGAACTGATGGCTTTGTTAGAAGAAATTGAAGGAAAGGTTATTATTTGGGCTAATTATATTCATGATATTAAAAACTTAGTTAAAACAATTGGAGAAGAGTATGGAGAAGATACTTTAGTTCAATACTATGGTGCAATCTCTGCTGATGATAGACAGGATGCTATTAAAAAATTTCAAGACCCTAAGTCTAAGGTTAAATTTTTTATAGGTAATCCCCAAACAGCAGGATATGGAATTACTTTAACCGCTGCCCATACTGTTATTTATTATTCTAACGGGTATGACTTAGAAAAAAGATTACAATCAGAAGATAGAGCACATAGAATAGGTCAGAATAAATCAGTAACATACATCGACCTTATAGCACCAAAAACTGTAGATGAAAAGATTGTAAAAGCCTTACGTAAGAAGATGAATATTGCTAATGAAATTATGGATGAGGATTGGAGAGAATGGATTTAATTATCTTAACGGATGGTATGTATCATTTGGTGCCAGTGACAGAAGAGATGTTGGCAAACTTAAAACTTTTTAAAGATACAGTTATATATTCAGATTTGTGTGATATATTGAGAATAAAATTGAGCACTTATGCTGATTACCCTATTAATCGTCATATAATGAATGATGGTAGTGGTGATTTCTTTGGGTGTATATGGAAATGATTTTTGTAAGTATAACTTTAATAGTGTTTATCTATTTAATGATTGTTTTGTTATTAGTTAAATGGAATAAAGAAAAGAATTAACTGGGATTTTCTAAGATGAAAGTATTTTTTTGCTAAAAATTATATATCAACTAATCCAGTTTCGCGATTCAAAAATTTGTATTCTATCTTTTGAATGTTAAAGTCTTTTTTGATTTTTTCACAGATTTTTTCTACGTCGAAATTGGCACAGCTATAGACATCAAACTGCATTAGTGAAGGAGCAGGTTCGTCCCAGACATGCATAGCAATATGTGATGTTTCAATAATTGCAACCGCAGTGATTCCTCGATTGCCTTCCATGTGACAGTACTTAACATAAGGACCCATAAATATTTTCATATTTATAGACTCAACAAATTCTCTCATCCATTCTGTTAATTGTTCTTCGTCTGTTGGAGGTTTGATAGCTTCAGCACGTATAATAAGGTGCTGATGCACCAACAAACTATTTTTCATGAAGTTAACCTACAACTTTACCGTCGCGCCATTCCATTTCAGGAAGTCCTTCAGAATAATTTTTGCCGTCAAAGGTTAGAACTTGTTTTCTATTTGAGTCTGATTCGTGATAACTAATGTGGACCCATCCACCTGCTGGATCATCCTTATCATAAAATTCTAATATCAATTGATCAAAATCTACGTTTGCTTGTAGCCAGTAAGCTGTCTTAATATTTGGCACACCAAAAATTTCTAGGTCGCACGCTTGGCCCTTAGCATGTTGCGACGTTTTTTTGCTGCCGATCGCCTCACATAACGCCTCGGACCTGTAGCCAGAGGTAATAGTAACGGGTTTATCAAAGTGCGCACGAAGCGGTTCCAAAACTTCATAACATAAATCTCCTAGACTTTTAATTTCTCCAGAGCCTGGAGTATTATCTATTCCTTTCCGCGTCGCTGTCATCGACTTGGTCATCTCTTTAAGAGTAAAATGTTTACTTAATTGCATAGTCTATCTTACCAAAATAAAAAACCTTTATCCAATACTTTTTCAAGTAGCAGAAGTGATACCGCCCCAACAGTACCCAATAACACCCAATAGATCTTATCTATTTTACCGCCCAAATCGTGTATACCTTCGTGCATATGTTTAACATCTTTTCGTAAGCCTGTAATATATCCGTAAAGCGATATTATATGTTCTCTAGTTGTTTTGGGTTGAATAGCCATGATTAACTTCCGAAAGTGATATCGCCAGGTTTTCCAAACCCAGCTTTTCTAGCACTATCTATTTTTTGATCAATTGATTTTAGTTCATTATAAGGAGTAGTAACACTGGTAGGTACCCCTGTCATATTACTTTCTCCTAAAAATCCTAGTTGTTGGAAAGTAGGTTGAACTGTGTCTATTAATTGTGAACCTAAAGTAATATTAAATGGATTTTCAATCTGTGGAAACTCATCTTCATCTAAACTTACTTGGAATAATTGGGCTCGAATGTTTGCCATCTCTCCAATAGCAGCGCTTAAAGGATTGTCTATTCCTAATTTATTTGCGAGTTGTTGAGCTTTAACAAAAACATTTCGAGAAGGAATATATGGTTTAAAAATACCAGCTTGTAGGGTACCATATTCTTTTTTTCCTATTCTTCCTATAAGTTCGGGAACAATTTTACTTTGGTCAGCATCTAATATTTTGGCTGAGTTAATATCATTGTTCATTATTTTTTGAGCTTCAAATAAAGCTCGGTTAGCATTAATATATGCATCTATTAAATCTTGAGGAGAAACAATACCTCCTCTTAATGCCACTGCCGTAAATAAATTTTTAGCATTACTTCTAGATTTCGTGTATTGAGCGATTTTATAAGTCATAGCTTCTTCAGGTTTAACATCTATCACTCGCCAGCCTACAATTCCTGCAGCTTCATTCCCAAAAGTATATTCTCTTCCTCGATCATCAAATCTTCCTTGGCTGTCAGCGGGATATAAGGATAGGCCCATCCGCTTAAGTTGCTTCCAGTTTAATGGAGCCTGAGATAAACCTAGATGAGCAATTCCTTTTTTAATTTTATTACCTACATTATCATCAGCATTCCATACTTTAAATCCTTCTCTCGTTCTTCCCCTTCTCATATATATATCGGCCAGAGCTTCCGTCCAAATGGATTCGGTAATAAATGGGGCTCCTAATTCTTTAGTGGCTTCAAAAACACCCAACATAAAATCATCTAATATACCATCCTTATCCGTTTCGCCGGCCGCTACTCGATTAATAACGGTTTGAATTGGTCTAATAATAGTATCATAAGCATTACTATGACTGAAATCTACATATCCTAATTTCCCCGTTTCACTATCTCGGATAGGTACAAGAGTAGAATTTTTAGACCAGTCTGCTACCCAATTTCTTAAAGCTCTTCTTTCCTCGGCTGTTACATCATATAATGCTGAGAAGCCTGCCACTACTCCCGCTGGTACTGCCGCGGTGGTGAAAGCCATTCCCCCTAATCTTTGTAAACCTATATTTCTTAACGGTCTAACAGTTTTTCCACCAATAGTAGTGGTATAAAAAATTTCATCTAATCCTCTTTCAATAATATTAGTACTGGTTCTTAAAATTTCTGCGGGAAAAGAAACAAAGTTTCCAAAAGGAAGCGCTCGTAGTCCTTTAATAAAATCTCCAACATAAGCATAGTTAGGAATATTATTTCTAATAATTGAAGCAGCTTCTTCGTCAATTAAATCATCTGTAAGTCGTGCTTTTGGTACCATTTTTTCCGCTTCGGCTCGTGAATATCCATCATCTATTAATCCTTTAATTCGTTTGGATTGAGCCAGAGTATGAAATTCTTCCGCTCCCTTAATGCCTGAATCACTATAATATTTTTTAAGTCTTTTTGTTTCTCCAATAAAAGAAAAGATTTTCCAGAAGTCATCTTCAGCTGTGTATGCATCTTCAGAAAATTTTTTAACATTTTTTAAAACTTTAAGTAATCTATTTAAACCATAGGAATCTAAGTTCTGCGCCACATTGCCGGTAATTCCCCCAAACTTAACATCTCTTAATAAGTTTTGTAGATCTCCTAACTGAACTTGAGAATTAACTACCCCTAATCTTAATAATTTTTGATAGAATTCATTTCCTTCTAAGTAATTTTTTTGTCGTGCTTTAAATGCTTTATCCGATTCTCCTCTTAATCTTTTTAAATTAGTACCTGCTTTAATAGTTTTTCTAGTATTCCATAATGGCGTTTGAAGAGCATTATAAGCTCGTCTTACCGCTTCACGATCCGCAAATGGAATCATTCCGTTCGCCATCGCAAACGCACCTGCACTTAAAAAGTTCCGACCATGGGTAAATGGAGACAAAATAGTCTTAGCCATTTGAGATGTTGCTTTAGGATATAAAATAAAATTTTGATAAAGTTTAGTAGCTAGTTTAGGATTCTTGGCAATGTTATCCATTGATCTAAAAATTCCATCGACATTACCCTTCAAGGCCCATTTATCCGCAATAGGATGAAGGATTGGCATATCAACTCGTTGACCTTTAGTTTTCTTTCGCATTGAAACAACAGTTGGTTGGGTTTCATCAAAGGCTTTAAGTCTAAAAAATTCTTCTTTGTCCGCCGCACTTTTTAATAAAGCCGGATCGCCCATACTTTCAGATAAAGAAATAGGTCTTAAGCTTTGTTTAGGATCTACTCTAGGTCCTGTTAATTTTCTTAAAGGCCCTAATTGAACACCCGTATCTGTTCGTTGGGCTGTGGAGATTCTTTTAATTTCAGGTCCTAACAAAGCTCTTCCACTCGAAGGAGTAAAAGCTTGTAAAGCTTTTTCTCTAGTGTCTTGAAAAATACCTGTTCTTCCTTGACTTTTTTCAAATAAATCTTTGTTAACCATATTATCAACTAATTGATTACCTCTAACAAACGTAGAAAGATTTTGAGTTCCTAAGATTATATTCTCTAAGGCATTATCATTTTTACTTAATAATTTTTTCATAGCTTCTTGTTCAATACCTGTCATCTCCGATAACTTTCTAGAATTATTAAATTTAAAAATATCATCAGCTGATGATTTTCCTACAAAAAATCCCGGTAATCCAAATTCTGGCACATCTGATCTTCCTATATTAAAGCCGTCTTCAGGAAGATTATTAATATTATGTTTATTAATAATTTTATTAATTGTACTCTGTAAATCAGCTTCACTAATTTCTTTACCCTTGGTTGTCTTTTTAAATATTTCTCTAATTAAAGGTTTAGCTTCTTCAATATATTGTTGTGGAACTTTATAGGCCAGTAAATCGGCATCTACTTGATTAGCATTTTTTAAAATTTCATAACTTCTATCTAACGAACCTGTTATTTTTTTACTAAATAATTCCGTAAATTCTTTTATAGCAGTATTATCTAATCGTTTCCCCATAATACTAGCTAAACTCCCCCATCCCATTCTTATACCTTGTAATTGATCAAATACATTTTCCATTAACTCTTCGATTTCTTTATCCGCCAGCGCTTTCATTCCTGCAGATTTATCTTTATTTAATTTTTTAATGTCTTCAATAAATTCTAATTGTAATTTTCTATTCATAGGTCCTAAACTTACAGATTCAATAATTTCTGCAGGTTTCTTGGTCATGGAATCTATAACAGGAACTACTTCTGTTTTTCCTCCCGCAATTTTTCTAAGAGTCGTAAGAGGTTTTGTTGTAAAATTAGGATTAAGTTCTAAATGTTTTCCACTTTTAATATATTCAGATTGTCTTTTGGAAAAAGCTTTTGCACTTTCATTAGGTCTTCTCTCAAGATCGCTAGAAAATAAAACTTTATTTAATTTAGCATTAATTTTTTTTTGAGTGGCTTCAACTGTTTTATTCATAAATAAACGGTTAGTTAATGGAAATAATGCTGCTGTGTTTGCGCTAACATTTTGAACAAAATTATTAGCACTTGTTAAATCTCCTGCACCTAAAGATTCGATTTCTTTAGACACCCGAAAAGCTGCTTTAGTTTGAGGACCTCTTGATCTTAAATTTTTAGAAACAAATTCTAAGATTTTATTATCAGCTGCTTTATCGGCATCCTTAGCGTTTCTTAATTTTTTAATTGCTTGACCAGCAGCTCCAAATAAACCAGTAAAGGCTGTACCTTCAATTCCAAATTTTAATCTGTTTCTTAAATCCATGCCGGGATCATATTTATCTCCCTCAACCTGACGTTCTAAAGCCGTCGGTCCTCCAAAAAGATCTCCAAATGTCCCCGCATCTTCTGTATCCCCTACAAAAATTCCTTCAGCTACACCACCTAAGCCAGCACCAGCACCAAAAGCTTTTACCTTATCCACACTGGGAGCCAATCTATCAAAAGCTTTAATTTTTTGAAGCTTGGTTAAATCTCCTTTGGCTGCCGTATTAAACCCTAATTTAGTTCTGATTCCTTTATTGATATTAGTTGCGGCTTGACCTTCTAAATTTAAATATCTTTGACCTTTTTTTGCGAGCAACGCCGTCTTAGCTAATTGATTTCCTGCCTTAAAGGCGATTCCTCCAGGGATAGCTAAGTTAGTTATAAGTTCTGTGATTTTTCCGGCTGTAGTTGCTTCGGCCATCTCGTCAAAAGGATTTATCTTAGCAAAGAATTCTTCTACTTCTGCAGCTTTATTAGTATCTGCTCCTAAATCAACTAAAGAAGCTCCTAAAGAAAAAAGTCCTTCAGGAATTTTAAACAAACCAGATCCAATTCCCGCTAAAATAGAAACTAAAGTATTCGTTTCATTATTTTGTAGATTTTCAATATTTTCATCAGCAGTTGTTTGTAAGGATTGTTTACCGTATTCAGCTATAGATACCATTTAAACCTCGCTTAGATTAATTCGGCTATTTGTTGACTAGATACTAATTCTCCGTTTTTAAATGTTATGATTAAATTATCAGCCGTGTCTAAATATGTTCCATCATCCTTAGATGTTTCTACATCAAATATTCCCTGCCAGTCATCATAGTATAAACTACCTAAAGCGTTTGCTTCTGAAGTACTCATTAAAGATCCTATACCTGTAGAGTCTTTCTCTATTTTTCTCTTATTAATTTCATCTGCTAAAGTAGGAGCAAGATCTTGTTTCTTTAAATATAAAGTATGTTCGGCGCTTCCTTTTTTTAAACCCGAACCATATTTAATATCTTTTTCTGTAATGCCAGGGGCATAAGTTTTATTTAAATCTCTTTTAATTTGAGCTAGAAGATTTTTTTCAGCAATTGATTCTGAACTTTCAATCTTTTTATCTAACATTTCCATTTGCATATCTCTGTTAATGGCAAATTTTGTTGCTGCATCTTTCATAGTTTCTGTTCTACTTGGTTTAGATGTAATCCAATCTGCTGTTTCTCCTGCTGCAGCTCCCACTGTGGCTCCTTCTTTTTGAGTATTAGCAAAGAATTTTAAAGCCCAGTCAGACATGTCTTGAACTCTCGCTTTTTTGCCTCCCATTAATTCAAAATATCTATCCGCCATTTCTTCAATCCCTGACTCATTCGCGTCTTCTACTACTACTTCTCCTGTATTAACTTCTACTCCAGGCATAATATTACCTTGATTCATTTCAGCTTGTTTCATAGTCATAGTTTTGCTTTTACTAGCTGAATCGTCAATATTAGATTCATAAATATCTTGGATATCTACCGTTGTATTTTCTTCTGGACTTTTATCTGGATCTAATAATGGCATATCTTTGTCCATCATGTTTTGCATAATAGCTAATAAATCTGGATTTGTTGTAGCTTCATAAGAATATTTTTTAGTGGGCATTAAACTGTCAGCAAAAGTTACATTACTTTTTGGATAGCTTTTTTGAAAATTCATAATTTCAGATCCTGTCCACATTGGTCCACCCACTCCTTGATACATAGCTCCTGCTCCTCCTCTCTTTCTTTGACCGTCACCATAAGTACCTAAATCCCAGGGAGCAAAAATTTTCTTATTAAAAGTTTTAGTAGGAATTTTACCTTGAGGCTTTCCCGCATAACCACCAGGACCATCTACTAATCCTCTTTTAGGCGGCATTCCACCATCAGCGAGCCCCGATGCAATACCAGTTCCATAACTATCTACTGGTCCGCCTCTAAACATTGGTCTTCTTAAAATTCTACTCATTATCCAAATAATCCTAGTTTACCCATCATGCCACCAATACCTGCACCTGCACCTAAGAATTGTGACATTGGACTTGCTGGTGCTGCTGGCGGTGCATATCCGACTGTTTGAGT